CTTCGAAGTTTTCAACGCCGCATTATCTAACGGATGGGCTGCGTTCAAAGCCGCTTATCCTACCGAACTACCAGCGGCCGTGTACACAGCACAAACCCCATTCTCGCAATGGGATACAGGAAGCAATACTTCGACACTTATTACACCCCAAACATGTTTTGACCAATCCGCGTCAGGCCAAGGAGACCTAGCCATTAAACTGTTCTTTAACACTCCTATGTTCTCGCTATACCCAAGTTTTCCAAGTGAAAACTTCGGTTATACGAATGTTGAAAATGGAAAAAATTATATGATACCAATTAAGAATGTTGGTTATAATACAAGCACAGATTTTTTGACTAATATTGTAACAATTGCTACATTTCAAGAGTACCCAACAACTCCTCTATGGAATCCCATACAGTCTCTGGTTTTCACTACTGCGTTACTGCCTGTTGTACCAGAACTTACAGCGGCACCAATTCGTTTTGGTGATAGTGGTAGTTTTATATCTTCTGGTAACAATGCAAACTTGACTAACGTCTTGACAGATTTTGAAGTAGCCCTAACAAAAGGAAGCGAATACCTTCCTACTGTAAATTATGTACCATCTAGTGAGTACCGCCTCATCGACCTATTCGGATCATCTCCAGTAAATAGTATAAACGTAAACATCTTCTGGCGCAATCGTTTCGGCTCCCTTATCCCCGTCACACTGGCATCTGGTGCCAACTGTAACATTAAGATTATGTTCAGAAGAAAAGATTTCAACAATCTTACTGTTGGATATTAGAAAAAAATAATAAAAATAAAAAAAGAAAAAGTAAAAATAAGACCGGTTTTCCCGGCCATATTTTTATTTTGTTTTGTCTGTTACACTCAACGAAGAGTGGACTTGGATTTAACAGCGGTAACGTCCTTGTAGCGCGCCACCGGACCCACCGCCTGCACTCATACCCATTCCCATTTTACCTTTCACGTATTTCTCAACATGAGGCATCAGGATAGGTGCGAGTTCTTTTGCCAGAGGTGCCAGTTTTTGGACACCGGACTTAATCTTGTCCATGAAACCACCTCCAACCATTCTCTCAACATCAGAATGTGTGTATGCCTTCTGGTCGCTTGCTTCGAGAACATCAGCGCGAGTTAAAATACCTGTATATGTGCTCGATGTACCGCGTTCACAAACGAAGACACCGCTGTTCATGGTAATCAGCACAAGTTCCAAGTCTCCGGTTCCGACGAAATCTTGGGCTTGGTAATTGTCAACCCAGACGCTAAGCTGAAGGTTAAAGTTACCTAAGCTACCAGGGGCGAAGAAATCTTCAACAAGCTGAATATCCTTTCCAAACTCGAGAATCAGAACACTACCAACAGTTGGTACAGTACGGAAACCAGAAGGCGTGAAAGATAGAGGAACAATGGGTTTGAGGATAGGACCAGTTTCTTCAACATAAGGTGAAGAAGCAAGACCAACCCATTGTTCCCAGCATTGCTGAGAACCATTGTCCTTTGACATGCGGTATAAGTCTTCACATTGTGCGGAGGCCAGAATACCGGAGTTGTTGTTAAAGTTCATAGTCATATGGCGGATAGGTAAGAAACTCTCTGAGTCGCCCCATTTTTGAGTTCCCATGGACTTACGCACCATAATCGCCAGTTTATCCGGGATTTGGTTGAGCTGAAGTGTTTGTGATGTGAGTTGGGTGCCACCGTTCACAGTGTATGGGATTACAAAGTTAGAACCAACAGCGGTTGCACCAACGCGGAGAACGGGAGATAAGTTGGTGGTTACGTAACGCGGGAGTTCGTAGAAAGGAACAATATTTCTCGCAGGCATCAGGTCGCTTGGATGAGGAGTTAAGAAGGTCATCAGTAAACGAGTATTGGAAAACATGTTGGAGTTGGCAGTACCAAGTGCGTTTCCAGGATTCACAGCGGTGATGATAGACAGAGAAGTACTCGCTGCACCGGCTACCGCAGAACCAGCAGGAGAAGAGAACCGTTTTGTGTAGTCGATAGACAGAGCGCCTGTTGCGCTGTCTGAGTTAACCACGCCGTCCATACCATTTAGACCACGGAATACGCGTGATAAGTCACCAATGTTCAGAACGATGTTCATATTTTGGATACCGTAAAAAGCTTGTCCGTTTGATTTGGGATGAGAATAAAGGAAAGGTGACAGGAGGATAGGTTCGCTGATGTGGAAGGTGAAATCTTCAGTACATACGGCGCCCGCGATAGTTTGGGCGTATGCGGTTAGTGCAATGCTTCCGCGACCGTTGATATCAGAGTTACCGTCGATACCAAAACCAGACAGAGAGCTAAGGTTGGAAGTAAACCCATCTGAATAAGAGTACAGGGAATCTTGTTGAGAAGGAGTGGTTCCGTTGTAGCATTGTAACTCTTCTTTGTTAATCACTCGCATGATAAAGGGTAACACGTCACGGATGTTGATGCTGACAGTGTTGTTGTTGATAGTTGCAGAAGCAACGGTCATAAGTTGGTGTAGAGGGAATGGTGCAAGACCTGCTGTGCTACCATAACCACAACCTGTCTCAACGTATGGGTTCAGACGTGTTGGAGTACCGGGTGCACCTGAAGTATTGGTAATTTGTTGAGACACGACGCTAATTTTTAAGTCAGTTTGAAGTAACACACGCCTGTCGATGAGTGTCTGTTCGGAAGGCACTTGGATGTTAAAAACAATTTGAGAGTTGGATGCTGTGATGGCTTGGTATTGTGCAGCGGTCACGTTTTGACCACCTTTAATCACGGCATATTTAATGTTGTCGACGACGTCGAGACGGTCATCTTTTACTAGAACTTTGGCAAAGTCTGCTGACATATTATAACAAGAAAAGAAAATTATTTTTTAAGAATTTTCCCTCCGATTTTCTCTTTCTTCTTTTGCTTCTCCTCTTGTTCGCTGTCTAGTTCGGAGTCACTGTCATCGTCGGGGTTAAGAGAGAACAACAGTTTCTCGGTCATAATAGCCATCGGGAAGTTTTTGAAGACTGTCGCCCATCTTGTGTTTAGCTTTCTAATCTTTTTAAGAGTAACCAAGTCTAAACCCAAATAATCTTGTAATAATCTTTTCATTTGACCAGCGCTTCCACTCTGTGGAAAATAGGTCACGCTGTGACTCTCATTGATGATACGGCGTGTATCTTTGCCACCTGTCGGTAAGTGGTTAGTTACAATACAAGATATCTTGTGATGCCTCCCTACTTCTAGAATTTGGTTAAGGATTTTATACACTGCCTCTCTGTGGTCCTTGTTCGAGATAACATCCACATCGTCAAAAATTACAAGACTATTTTCAAAGCTATCAACTGCAATTGGATTACTTATAAGGCTGTCGTCGATAATCATCCGCTTTGTCTTTATCTTGTCAAGTGTCTCGTCTTCAGCTAGCGCAGAAAATAAGAAAATATCTGCTTTCTTTTTCTTTTTCTTAAACTGTTGACAATATTTTAAAGTATAGGTCGACTTTCCACTTCCACTGGGACCAGTTATATACAGGATTTCTCGTTCTGTTTTAGGATTAGGTAGTTGTTGAAACTTACCATCTTTTAGTGGTATTTGTGTATATGACTTGGTTGCCTCGTCTTCACCGGGTGTACTAATACTGACATCTTTACCGTTAAGCTTACCGCCGTCTATAGTACAGAGTAGTTTTCCTGTATGTTCAAAGTTAAAACTCATTATTATAAGGTAGGAAAAAGAATTATAATTATATTTTTTTACAATTATAATTTTTTTTTTAAAAAGGATAGAGTTTACAAGAACCCGGGCTCGCTCGCGGGCCGGAGAGTAAGCCTGAAAGGCGCACGTTCCGGGTTATAAGAACCAAAGGTCTTTATCCGGGCTGTTTGTGATTACGGGTTTGGCACCGCCTCGTTTCTTACGACCGCCCTTAACCTCATCTTCACTTGAACTTGCTGCAGAATCTGTATCAGAACCAGACTCAGAACTTGTATCGTCAGCTATCTTAGTATTCTTAAAACGGCTTGGTTTTAAGTGTTTAGAGATATACGGTGCAAGTGTTGCCTCGTCGGGAAAATTTCCAAGAGGAACGGCACCGCCTTTCTTTCTAGATGGTTTACCTTCTCCTCTTTCTTCTTCTACTTCAGGGACCAATATAAGCATATCGGAAAGAGTATTATATTCTGGTCTGTTGAGTCCACCTCTAGCATGTGCTGTAGAAAGCCGCATCGCTAAAGATATCTTATTTG